TTTCTGTTCTTAATTGAGTAACTTCTTGCCTTAAAACTAATTGCTCTTCCCTATATTGTTTTAAATCTTCTTTTATTTCTTGGTATCTTTCTCTAAAGTCTTGCACAAAAGAGTCATAAGTACCTTGCATTACGGTTAAAGCATCCGTTTCACTTTTTTTCTCTTCTAATATTCTTGTTTTTTTTCCTCCAAAGTAAGCGATAATTGAACCAAATAACCCCGCTAATAACTCCCAGTTGTCTTTAAAAAAATCCATTAAATAACCTATAATTTAAAATGTTGTTTTCTATAATTTGAATTGTAATTCCTTATTGATTTCTCGCAATGTTTTTTATCTATTGTGTCTAACACCCAGCAAACAAATTTCCCTAATTTAGTAAGTGTTTGCCCTCTTTGGTTTTTACCTAATACGCTACTGATTGTTTCTCTAATGTCTCCGAATAAATTTGCGCTATCTGAAATAATTAAATACTTGTTTAATGAAAATCGAAACTCCCTATTTCCGAACCTGTCTAAGTTAATTGCCGTGTCTTTTAAATAACCTTTTGAGCGTACGTTTAAAGCGTTAAATATAGTCAAAGGCAGGAACAGAACGTACGCAATAATAAATAGTATAAATCCCATAATTTAAGTCTTTATAAACCAGTCTGAATCTGTTGTGTTGTATTTCAATTGACTTGTCACATTTCCGTTTCCATCATCTAAAAAGTCACTTTTAACAAATAATAAAGCACCTTGCGCCTTTTGAAATTCACGTCTTTCGTGTTCGTTCATTCCATCCATTAAAGGCTCTAAAGCACCTGCTAAATAGTTTAAAGTAGGTATTGATACTTTTACACTTCTTGGCTCAATTAGTGTTCTTTTTTCGTATGTTATTGTTTCTGTTTGACCAGTAGGCACTCCGTTAATATCATAGATAGGTCGAGTTTCCGTAACTTCTTGTATCCAATAGTCTCGAATGTCTGCGATGTACTCTCCGTTAATCTCACTCCATTTATAAAAATCAATTTCTACTATCGCCTGTTTTACAGGATTTGAAACTGAATAACTTACTGGAATTGTGCTTCTTATTATTGTTCCCATATCTATAATTTAATATCCAAATTTTGCTTTATCAGCGTTAAAATTTTCAAGTACTTCGCTTTCAATTAATGCTTTATCGTAACCATAAAATGAAGCAACACTTACATTGGCATTTTGAACTCCATCATCAATATCGTAAGGCTGCGCTATTGTAACAACACTCCCAGCTAATACATTCGGGTTAACAGTTTCGTTTCCAAATTGAGAGACTAAAGTGCCACCAGAATATTTAACCCCATTTACATAAATATCAATGTTTGACCTTGAAAATAAACCTGCTCTTTTTACCCAAGCAATGTGTTTATACTGAGTGTCAATGTAGTTTTGTGTTGAAAAAATAACTTCAACACCAGCTAATGATAAAGATATTTGATTTGCGTTTGTTGAATATGCATTTATATTATTTTCTGACGCCTTATTACCAAATCCCCATACAGCCTCACTCGAAATGTCATTTAAATCATTTTTAAACCATCCACTTATAGTAAAATCTACATTGCCTAATAATTCACTTGGTAAAAAACTACTCTTTGCATATTGGTTTGTTCCGTCAAAAATAAAATTTCCACCATTTGAAGCGTCAAAGGTAGGGGAATTTACTAAAGTAAAGTTATTTCCATTACCTGATATATCGCTCCAAGTCGAGCCAGAACCACTATAAGATAATGTGTTACTTGCATCTACATAAAAAAGCAAATTATTAGTAATCACTCCACCTCTTTTCTTTCCGTAAATACCGTGCAAAATATTTATCATAGTCCGAAAATTTGATAGTTATCTGTTCCGTCTGCAATTACTGACAACGTCGCTCTATCTGTTACACTTACAGTCGATGGCGTTATTGTTACACCAGCACCAGCAACAACATTACAAGTCACACTCTCCAAATTGCCTACTACAAAGTTAAAATAAATTCCTAAACCTGACGGAATAGTCAAAGTAGCGTTTGCTTTTATAATCAAAACAGCGTCTTTGTGAGTTGCTGACAATGTTGTGTTTCCAGTTATTGAAATTATTTTTAGGTTACCACCACCTCCAGCAGTTGCCGTGCGTATTATTTCTTCAAACTCTACAACTCCGTTAACAGATTTAAACCACATTGAATCTCCATTAAGCAACACGGCATCTACACCATCTTTTAATCTAAAAGGAAACCTAACACCTGTAATTACATTCTCTTTTAAAGTTATGCTATTTCCTGTGCTATTCTTAATCACAAAGTCTTTACCTTCATAAGGGTACTCTGGATTTGTATCTAAAATCAAACTATCATCGAAGCCTTTTACAGAAACTAAACCTGCATTGCTTAACTCATAATACGAACTACCATCAGGGCGTAATTGTATCAAAGCATCTGTTCCAGTTAATAGTAAATCATTATACTTGTTAGACTCTACTTTTACTTTTTTAGTAGGATCACTAAAACTAACTATGTTAACGTCTTTTAATACAATTCTGGTGTACCATCCTTTGACTTTAACACTCATATCTTCATCAGCAATAATATATAAACTCGCTGGATTAGTTAAATGTTCTGCGTAATCTAAAGAAAAACCAACCTCTCCAACTTCTTGAAAGTCTGCTGTCGATAGTTTTTTACTTCCCGTGAAAACAATTATATCATATTCATATAAACTGCCTTCTCCAACTCTTAAAATTACAGTAAAACTAGTGTTTGCGGTTGTTGTTGTTAAAGACAAATCCACTCTTAAATCTAATGTGTCTCCGACACTTAACTCGCTAAAATCAAAACTATTAGTAACACTATCCCAGTCATTACTTACTCCATAAGGTGCTTGGGATAAATTAGTAAAAGGACCTAAAGCATCATTTGTTAATTTAGTTTCAGTACTTGCTGTTACCGAAATAGGTGTAGTTTGAGTTGCTAAATCATTGTGTTGAAAATATCCAATACTAGCGTATAAACTATCAGGCTTGTTTTTTATATAATCATCTTGCGTGTCATCTGTTTGCGCAAAGTCGGCTTGTACATTTACTTGTGCGCCTGCTTCAATTCCAGCAAGTTTAGTTTGTTCTGTATCTGTATAGTCATTTGAACTTAAACCTTTACCGCTTATCTTATCTACTTTATTAGTGTATAATTCAGTAAAATTACCGTTCGCTTTTATTTGCGAGTCTCTTAAAGTATCGCCCGTTCCGTCGTTTGCTGACGTTCCTACGTTTATATTTTGTTGTGCCATCTATTTAACTCTTATCCAATTAAAATTGCTTCTCGATTTTATATCACTCGGTGCTGGTCGCTCTGGTAAATCTAATAAATCTAAAACCTCTATGAATTTCAACTCTAAACCAGTCGCAAGTTTATCGTATCTATCAGCCATTTTCTGCGTTTTATCGTCAAATATTTGCTCTGTTTTCTCTGGAGTTACTAAATAAGCACCATTTTGTGAAACTTTAGCAATACCCAATTGCAAATAATAAGAGCAAGTGTAGTAAGATTGAATTATTGAAATGTAATTGTTGTAAATATCTAAATAATCTCCAGTTAAAGTGCTGGCGTCATAATCTAATACTATCTTATTATATAACGTATCTCCTAAAACTCTCTTAATATCGTTTATTTGAGCCATAAATATGAACGGATTTATAGAATCGTTGTCTATATTTCCGTCAAAACCGCTCAATTTTGCGACATCCTCAATTGTTATTAATAACTTATTCATTTATAGTTGGTGTTACTTCTTCTTTTCCTTCTTCTGCATCTGAAACAATCGCTTTTTCTTGTCCGAAATTTACGAAATCTAACTCACATCGTGGGTCTATTTTTTTAAAAATCTTATTTAAGTCCTCTAAAATTATTTCACGCATTGGGTTAATCACTCCTAAATACAATGAATCTGTTGCCGTTGCTATCTCGTCTGCATTATTTGAAAATCCACTTGAACCGGGTCGTTGAAATAATATATTCATTGCTGAATGTGCAGCCATTAACTTAATTTCTGCTACTTCGTCGTAAGTTACAAATTGATCGTTACGCCCTCTTGGCTCTATTGTATCTACTACAATCGAATCCTCTATCGAATCGTTAACCGATACCGTTACACCGTCTGCGTTTTCTGTACCCGTCCAATCTCTTTTAATGTCTAGTTTAATTTGTTCTTTTTCAGGTTCAGACATCATCCCACCGTTATTAATGTTAATAACAGTCTTACCTTGAAACCCTCTTAAAACGTGATTTACTGCGTCATCTATTAACGCTGCTTCAATCTTTGCCGACTTCATACCGCTAAACCAATCAGGATAAGGAAAATAAGGCTCCGAACTTAATTGCTTAATATGAATTATTTCGATTGGGTTTTCATTTTCTTGTGGATCAAACATAGGATAAAACACAGGGATATATTTGTAATATTCCGTAAAATCCCAGCTCCACCAATAGCCGTTAACATCCATGTAGTCGCTAGACTTTGGGTCGATATCTATATTTAAACCAACTCTATAAACAGGCGTATGCTTTACTTTTACAGGCTTTTTATTAAAGTTTATTACTTGAGGGAAAGCCGAGCCGTGCAACTTAAAGTCGTGGCAAATTAATCGAAGGTCTTGTTTACTTATAAATTCGTGCGGGTTTATATTACCGCTCTTGTCAATTAAACCATTACCTATAATATAGTTAACAATTGTTTTAATTATAAAAGCGTTAGTAGGGCTGTCATCAAAAGCATCTTGGTACTTTTTAAAGTTAGCGTTTTTCTCTCCGTTAAGAGTAAACTTTGTGCCTAATGACGGTTTTTTAATACCCGTATCGTATGCTGAAAATTCAAAATGCTGAATTGAGTTAGCCATTTATTTGTAATATTTAGTATTTGAAACTTTTGTATAATTTTGAACGTCTGCAAATTCTGAAACAATCATTAATTGCCCTATGCAAAACACCTCATTTAATGCGTCCTTCAACTCGAAAGACATTTTTTCGTTTACATTGCCAACTGGGAAAGTTGCTAAAGTGATATTATAGTTTTCGTTTGGTAGTAATTCTTTTGTACATTCAATTACTTGAACTTCTTGTGTGTATTCATTTTTTAAGTTTAGAAAATAAGTGACATCCGAAAGCGCTTTCCTTGGCACTATCTCAAATGTTGGAATTGTATTATCTCTTAAAATGTGCATACGAATGTTTTATAAAACCCCCTATTAAATAGAGGGTTAATTATTATTAAGTCAATGGCAAAATAGCCGATTGATAATCTGTTATACCTGTACCTGTAACTTCATACATCGGTTCTGCTTCTTTACTGTTAACAGTAACTTGGAATCCTTGCGAATCAGTACCGTTTACTAAAGTCATAACATCACATCCGTTTTGTGAACCTAAACAATACACTTTGCCGTTGTAATCCTCAATAAACATCGTAACTAAAATACCAGCATAAGACTGTATTTCGTTTCTTAATGTGATATCAGTACCTGGAATAAAGAACGTATTTACTCCTACATATTCTATCGTTCTTGTTGCTTCGTCAAATGTACCCGTGTCAAGTACATTGTTTCCTGTCGCTTTTACCTCTACCCTTGCAATTGCTGGCGGTGTTGTCATAACAGCAGGGAGCGCAACCACGCCCGCTACTGTATTAACTACTAAATCGCTCGAATCATAAGGGGCAAAAGCAATAGCCTTAACGCCCTTCATCGGGGCGGTTCGGCTTACTATTCTACTTTTTGTTAATCCCATATTTTATCCGTTGTAAAGAGTTATGTATCTTTGGTTCGTTACCCACGTAGCGATTGAGCCTACATTTTTAATGTAACGTTGCATTGCTCCATTTGCTACTTTGTCAACCATTAAAGAAGAAACATCTCCCGTTAAGTCCATAAGTAACTTTAAGAATTTACCTGCTGTTAAAATTCTGAATCCTACTAAAGGAACAAATTTAATCTCAACGCCATTGTAGTAAATCTTTTCGTTTACTCCCGCTCCTTCAACTAAGAAGTTAATTTGTTGCGCTGCACCTACTGCATTATTTGCAATCTTAATTAATTGTCTATCTCCACGTGGTGCAAAGATAACAGGCATCTCGTCTGGATTAGTTGAGTTAACTAATTTTTCAGGTGCGCCCGCATATATTTTAGCGTATTCTGCTGCGATGTTTGCGCTTGTTACAGTTGTACCCGCTACTTTAACATAATCTCCTAAACCTGCGCCTGGAGTTACTTTTGCTTGTGAATCGTTGTATAAAACTTTAGTTGCTAACGAATCAAACAAAGTTGTTGGCATTGCTGCTACTAATGTTTGCGCACCCGCTGAAATTGAACCTTGCCCTGCTCCTGGAGTTAATCCCGCAATCGCTGCTTTTGTTGCTGCTGTTGCACCGTTCCAAATAATGTTCTCTAAATTCTCTCCGATTGCTGGTGCAGTTTGGATCAATACTTTTTTATCAAACTCGTCTGATACTACATTAAATGCACCCGAAGCCATAGATTTTTCAAAACGTGTACCTTTCAATACATTGTCGTCAATTCTATCTTCGTAGTTGTAAGTGTATAAACTTACTGGCGTCTTGTTAAAATCTAAATCAATATCCCCAGTTGCTGTAACCTCGCCCGTGTTTAACGCTGACATTGCAACTGTTACTTTGCTTTCGTATACATCCGTTCCCGACTTGTGACCGTCTTGAACATCAATAACGTTATCCGTAAAAGTACCCGAGTTTGAATAAATCTCGATTAATACTTCTTCTAATTCTGATTGGTTTCTTTTAGAACCTGTGAAATTTATTGCCATTTCTTATTTATTGTTTAAAATTGATAATTCTTTTTCTAACCATTCTATTTGGTCTTTTTCTAATTTCCCTTTGCAATACTCTGCAACTGTTTTTTTTCCTAATGCTTTTTGAAATTCGTTGTAACTTACCCCAACGTCAAAAGGATTTAAAAACTTTTCTGCTTTTTCTACTTCTGCCATAGTTTATAATTTACCTCTGTTAAATAATGCTTTCTCTTTGTTAGACATTTTAGCATAAGTCTTTGCAGGTTGCCCCGATGGTTTAATACCTTTTTTCATTTCTTCTGACATTTGCATAGCCACCTTTTTAGTAGCGACAATCTGAGCCGACATTTCTACCTTACCCGCTTCAAGTTCTGCAATCTTTGCTTTAAGTTCGTTAATTTCTACGTCCTTATCGTCAATGATTTTCTGCAAGTCAGCAACCGCTGGCTCTTCCATTTTAACTTCTTCTTCTAATTCTTCTTCAGGCTTTACATCGCCTTCCATCTCTACTTCTTTCTCGTCTTCGAGTTTCTTTTTTTCTTCTTCTGTCTCCATTAACACTTTTTTAATGCGAGCGTCTAATTCTTGGTTTGTCATTTCTACTTTATTATTTATTAATACTGGTTCTAAATAGGCTTCGATACTAAAGCCTGTTAATTTTCCTGATTTAACATCGTTCCATATTTCTTCGTTATCTACTTTTTGTGCTGTAACCCAATCCCCTTTTTTTACATCCAAACCTAAAGATGTGGCTTTGTCTTTTTCTGGGTCTTCAACAATCCAACTTTCAAAAATATAAAGTGAATTGTCTTTTTTTCCGTTGTGATTTATAGTTGAGCCGTTATGAGAATTGTTTTTAAAGAAATTTTGTTGTAATTCTTTAACAGTATCCTCAGTATAAAAAACCATCGCTGGCTCTCCTTCAATATCTTTACGAGGGATTAACATATTTGGACGCATCGCTACTGAATAAATAACTTTCTTTTCATCGTCTTGAAATTGTAGTAATTCTTTATCCTCACTAAACATTACTAACTGCGTTTTAGTCGCTGGATTTTCTACTAAAGACATACAAAAAACGCCTTCTTCTCCTTTCGTGTATTTTAATTCGTATTTTTTCATAGATATAAACAAAAAAAGTCTTACACGAAGTTAATCATGTAAGACTTTAATAATTGGTTTTGTCGTTTTTTGCATACAATGTAACGTGCATCTTCACACGTTTGCGTCAAAGTTAATAAATTAATTCCTAAGTACCAAAAGTATTTTCACTAACTAATGTATTTACATTTCCTTGTGCTGTTGTGATGTCGCTTTCTAACACATTAACCATAATAGGGCTATCCCCTTGAACTCTTGAAACGCTTTGCCCTATTTGATTTTCTGCTGTATTATTAAATGCTACCTGTGGGGGCGCTGAGCCTATTGAACCACCACCGCCTCCGAAACTTGGTGCCGTTCCGGCCGAGCCACCGCCCAATGCTTTAAGCCCTGTACTTACTGCTTTTATTTGCGCTGCTGCTGACAATGCGCCACTTGCTATGTTTAATCCTGATAATGCAAGACCAGCTGGTCCTGGGAAAGTAGCTTGTGTTTTTGCAACTGCTCTCATAGTGCTACTAACTATATCCGCTAA